ATCCCGCTTATTCTTCTTGTATTTACTTAGCTGCTCTCTGTTCATTATACTCCCGCCTTACTCTTTCCTGAATCCCTTTAATCAGCACTTCTCCATCCATATCGCTGTACGTCTCAATGCCTTTACGAAAAAACAGCTCGCATTCGATTTTAGTATGAATTGCATTCGTGTCCTTTGGATGTCGCCTTAGCCTGATCAATGCCCGCCGGTAATCATCCGCTGCCAGCTTTACAACTGCTGCTTTTAAGTTTTCATAGCACTCGACATATTCACTCATCGCCGGTCACCTCTTTTATGTCTACTCCCATCTTCCGCAAGTAATCCTCCACCGAATAACTCTGATAAGCTGGTGTATGGAATTTCTCACTTGCCTTCGCATCATGACTTTCTTCCAACTCCTTATAGTGTTGCTGGCTATCCAGCTTTACCTGTCTTCTGTCTCTTCCTCTGTTCAATCATTTCTCAGCTCCTTCGTCGTTTTGTTTGTATGTTTCCGGCAATGGCATCCACGCATTGACAAATATTCCATAGCTTGAATATGGTTTTTCATCATCTCCCGGATAGAATGTACCGCCTTCATCATTTTCTTCATATCTTGCGATATCTGGCATTGTTGCATTCTCAAATGATACCAATATGTAACTTTCATCCTCCGGCAATCTCTCACTGTACGGAATCCATTCGCCAGGGACATTTGCGTCCTTAGCATCTTCCCTGTCCTCATACATCGCCAGTCTATCCACCAGCTCCTGTTTCTTATTCGGGGACCAGTACCCTCGCTTTATACCGTTCTCTCTTTTATGTGTTAATCTCTCCATGATCTATTCCTCCACATCCTTCATTTTCATCCGCGCACCTTTCTCATACTTCGTGCATTCCTCTACCTTACATCCACGACTGTGGTTCATAAGTCCGGCATAATCACAGCTATTCACTGTCGGCCGGTTGCTCCGGAACTTACAAGTCTTGCACAGGTGCCGGTCTGAATTGTCTACCGGTTCCTTTTCTTTCTTCCGGAATCTCGCTGCATGATACCCGACTGTTCCGAACGGGATACCGGTCTGATCAGCGATCTCACGATTGGTATATCCTTCCTCTACCAGTTTCCGGATCTTCTCTTTCTTATCTTCGATATTGTCCGCCGGAAGATCTATCGTTTCTTCTTCCATCCTTTCCTCCGGCTCCGTTGGGGGGGTAATACCTTCCTGTGTTTCATGCACTGCCCGAATGATTTCTTCCGGATCTACCTGATCAGCTTCTGTCATCCCCTGCACAGCCTGTTCAAAATCCGGATTTATGACTGCCGGCACATCTACCAGAAAATCAAGATCTTTAAAAAGTTCCTCAAACGGAAATGTATCGTATCCTGATTTTCCATTTTTCCCAACTGAAGCTCTGTCAAGTACGATGACCTCTTTTCCCTTCCGGTAATAATCTATTGCTTTTTCAAAGTCAATTCCTGTAAACATTTATTTCGCCCCTTTCTGCAGATTCTTCAGGAATTCCACCAAGTAAGTCTCACTGTTTTCGTTATGCACATACTGTTGATCGAATGTCTTTTCTTTTCCGTAGTACTTTTTATTCTTTTCCAGCAAGTGGAAATAATGACTATCTTCTACTTCACCTGAATTCCAGTAATACTTTCTCTTTGGGTATTCAGCTACCACCAATCTACTGCCATCCTCGAAATCATATTTGTAATAATTCACATCAATGCGATCATCGTGATACCACAATCCCCAGTCTTTGTAATTTCTGAGCCATTCCTTCCGTTGATCATTATTCTTGAGTTTTGGAAGTTCTGGCTGTTTCGGTTCTTCTGGTGGATTCATCACTGTATCCAGATCGTGAATATATCCGGCCAATGCCGCAACTAATATCTTCTGTTTCCGGAGCCTGATATCATTTTGACCGAATTCTTTCTCAGCCATCTTCAGATATGTCTGAGCTTTCTGATTTTCTTCCCTGGCAATATCGATATCGGTTTTCTCAGATACTTCTTCGTACAACTCCGGCTCTGGCTCTACCTCTTTCTCCACAGGATCTGATGGAATCCTCTCTTCAACTTCCAGCGTTTTCTCTTCCGGAACTTCCACCTTCTCCTGTTTGTGCAAGTTCTTATAATGATTCCAACACTTCGCACATTCTTTCTGTCCTTCATGCTGATCTTCACGAGATGTCCCCCAGTTCTGCCTTGGACAAGTACCTTGATCTGGCGGACAATCCATATTCACATTCTCAACTGACGGTTGCTGTTTATCCTGTGCGACGTCGCACGCATCATCAAGCCATCCGCACCTGCTATTGCAATTCTGATTACATTCCAAACAACAGCTATAGTTCTCTGAACAATATGCAGCTGCTCCACATATTCCACTTCTACTTTTTCCGGTGATACATTTTTCAGGGCCATGTTCCTCTTCTGGCAGAATCTCCGGATAGTCCTCCAGGCACATCTGCCCTGACACTTGCTCCGGAATCTGTTCTTCAATTTCTTCCGGTTCAAGATTTGGTGTACGTATCCTACGAATTTCTCTTGCCGTCATATCTGGCTTTACTTCTTCCATCTGCTTATCATCCAGATACAACATTTCCTGCAGCTGACTTTTCCCAAAGCTTATATATTCTTCTGACAGTATCGGTGTATTACCATTCTTGGAGAACCTGTCGTTCATTGCCATCCATCTGGATGCTGTTGATCTTTTGATACCGTAATTATCTTCTGCAAATTCCCATATTGATTTATATCCATCTTCCAGAAATAAGCTTTTATCTCTGATCAGCTTCAGGTAGAATCCTATTGCCACAAAATCTCTCGACATGTTCTGCAGCTTCTCCTTGATGATATCTTTCGTTTCTGTATAATTAAGTTTTTCGTACCACCTAATTTCCTCCATCTTTCTTTTCCCTTTCCCACATATCGTGCAAAGTCTGTACACGGATTGCTATCCATAACACCAGATCAATCACATCGCACTGTCTTCCATATTTCTCAATCACAGCATCCTTTGCTTCGTTGAACTGCCTCATGTCATGTGATTTTGTGTAATCTCTGTATAACTTCCAACAATCGTTGTACATTGCTGTGACTCGCTTATCATATTCTTCCATATTCCACTCCTTTGTTACCGAATGTTACCGTTTTGAGTGCTCGTTACCAAAACACGGAAACCGTTATAAGCCTTGAAAACACTGTGTTTTCTGGACTTTTCGCCGTTCGGTTACCAAGTTACCACACATTTTCCCATGTAGGAGAACTTATTTTTCTCACTTTCACATATTTTTATCTTACCTATAAGGGTAAAAATTGACTGGTAACTTGGGTAACGGGTAACTTTATTTGAATGGCAACTCCTCCTGCTCATACATTTCCATCGTCTCTACTGACTCAAATCCATCCTCATCCAGATTCTCATTCAGCTTCAGGAACACGCATCTTACAGGATTCCCGCCTACCTTTTTCACCTTTGTCATTCGTCCGCCCTGTGTTTCAATCAGACCTTTCCGGTCCGCCCATGACAGGAATGCTTTGTCAGAAAATCCACCATTTTTACACAGATCCTTGAATGCCTGATTGTAAATAATAGCTCTTCCTTCTTCCAGAATTCCCCACTGCTCAACTTTGTTTTCCGCATCAAATTTCTGCTCATTCATTGCAATCTTATCTTTCAAATACCGGTAGCAGCGTTCATTATCACTAAGATCGTTCCTGTTGATCAGAACGGTTTTTGCCTGCTTGATCGTGATATATTCTCCGTCCCGGAACAAATAATCCGTTGCTACTTTATCTGCAGTAAGAAGGATTGCCAACGACAAGCTCTGCTTCTGCATTGCCTCATCATCCTTAAGCTCTTTCTGAAATTCTTTCTGCATCCGCTGCAGTTCTTCCTTGCCAATGCTTTTCAATGCTTCTATGTAGCGTTTTCCTGCCAAACCATAATTTTTCTTTACAAGCTCTGCAGTCTCTTGTGGATCTTCATAAACATTATCCTTGCATTCAACTTCCAGAATACGGTTAATTGCACCGCCCTGGGATACATATGAATTCAGTGGACGTTCTCCATTGGTCAGGATACAATTCCGCCACCGGTTCTCCCGGTTAATACCAAGTTCTTTGTTTGATCGGCTCTTTCCTTTTCCGGAACACATGTCGTATACCATGCCTTCAAAATTATCCCGAATCCGGCTACTGGTTTTACTGGTATCATCCAGGATCATTGGCAGATGGTTTAGCATATCTGCCTTTGCTTCCAGTGCTACTTCCGTTGTTTTAAAATCTCCGATATACGCTGATTCATCAGGATTTGCCCAGATTGATGCAGCAACCATAAGTGATACTGTTTTACCGCCTTCGGTTTCGCCCCAGAGATCTACAATAAACGGCAATCCGCCCAGGAGACTGACTAAGACGCTTGCAAAAGATGCAGCCATCATGAATTTTATTTCTAACCGCCCGGACTTCCGGAGCTTCTGCATATGGCTCTGCCAGATTTCCCAGTTTCCACGCTCTGATACACTGTCATAGGTCTGACGGAACCGCTGATCTCCATCAAACACAATCTCTGTGTCATAAGGAATAAAATCATTCTGGATCCAACCAAGCTTACTGGTGGAGTATTGAACCTTGATATGGCTGTCGTTCATATTCTCCACATCTGACAGAAAACGTACCAATAGCTTTGCATTTTCCGATGTAACAGAAATGCCTCTTCCTGAAAGAGCTACGATCTTGCTGGCAGATGTCACCATTGTTTTAGGGACAATAATCTCATCCCATCGTCCATTTCGCTTATATGCGATTTTAATCTGCTCTTCGCCAGTCTCTAAATTCTTCATACGCTCCACTGGTAATATTGGATGATAACAGGCAACTGCATCTACCTGACTGTCATTTTGGGCATATACTCCATCTTCTCCAGCAATCCATGCTCCGCAGAACATGTTATTGTATGGTCCTTCAAAATTCGTCCACTTATCCAACATAGCTATCGGCTTCTTACGCTCCCGCTGCTTTGCCTCCCGGTCCACCTTTTTATAAGCTTTTAACAACTCTTCGAACTTCTTCTTTACTCCAAGCTCTGCAGCACGATCTGTAAGCGAAAGGATCATTCGAGCCTTCATTATCTCGTCTTCCTGATCGAATATCTCTAAAAAGATATCCTCTGCCAATATGCTTTTACTATCCAGCCTTGCTAAAGGCTCCATATGATCACCTTCTCTCTTCTAATATTTCCGCATGATATAATTCAAGCTGCAGTGCATTGTAACAATCACACCACGCATCCGATAATGGCTCTGACCGGTCAAGAAACTTCCGGTATATTGCTATCAGATCATTATTTAGCTTTCGTTTTTGCCGGAATCTTTCTTCCTGCTTTTCCCGCATCAGCTTCTCTTTCTTTGCATGATACACGGCCAGGGATGACTTGAAAGATGGATCGTATCCCCCGCCTAGCATCCGGAAAGCTTCCTTAAATGAAATACCATAAAACATCTCAGCAAAAGTAAAGATATCTCCATTTGCTCCACACCCGAAGCAGTTAAAGTCTTTATCATAGATCTTCATGGAAGCTTCCCGATCGCCTTTGTGAAACGGACACTGAATAAAGCCTGACCGGTTCGGCTGTGGAAGTCCACATTTATTTAAAATGTCCCGCATACTGTATGTTTGTTTAATCTCCTCACTGGTCATCTGGGGTCACCGCCCCCCCCCCTGAGAGGATCCGCATTATTTCTTTGCCGGTATCTTTTTTCTCACAGAATTCAAATCGGACATTGTATCGATCACGAATGGTACACAAGGATTTGTACAGCTGATTCCCATCAACCGCCTTAGCTGATACCACATACTTCTCTCGCTTACCATTCACCATGCGCCACCGGACTTCATGCTTCCTGGGATTCTCCCAGAACCACACATCTTCCAGACTCTTGATATCTGGACCATGCTCCACCAAAATCACAAGCTGTATCCCTGCATTGATTGCCTTCAGAAGCTCTCTCTTGAATCGTTCATGCTGCTGGCAGACATTTCCGCATAATTCCTGCAGATTCTGCTTCCGATCGATGATGAGCCTGGGGTTATCCAGACTCATATAATCGCCGACTAATAACTTACTCGAGAAATGCTTTACGTCGTTATCATCAAATGTCTTAATGATTTTACGAATAGCTCGCTGCTTTTCTCTTGTATCAATTTGTATATCCACTTACATCACTCCTAGTTAAATGGCAGCTCCTCATCAATGCCATCCGGAATATTCATAAATCCATCCCCTGCAGGTGTAGATCCCTGCGGATACCCATTGATGTGATTCTTGTATGCTCTTGTCTCGTTCATATCTGGCACTGCAGCATCAGCAACCTTGTCTACGCTTACAAACCAACGAAGCACCCTCTTCTCCATCTCTCTGCCATCATAGTAGTCCATCTGGGGACCATACACGCCGCCAACCAGTTTTCCCTTGAACTGCTGACCGAAATTATCTCCCCACTGCGTTGCGAATCCCTTGTTGGAATGTTCCACGCAAGTCAAAAATGTCTTAAATGAACGGCTACAATCTCCATTCTCATCTTCTGTCAGAATGTATTGCGTTGCCTGGTTCGACCATTTCTTGTCTGGGCGAATGTCATTCTTGAACGATTCTGCAAAATATCCCGCCTGCTTATCTCCTGGAGCGAAATCAAAGAACACAACAATCATTGGTTTATTGGTCTTTGACATTCGTTCCTCAACCTGTTTAATTACCAGTGTATGTCCTCCAAGCTCAACGGGAGTAAATTCTCCCTGAGCCTGTGTATTTTCATAATTATTCGGTTTTCTCATTTTAATAGTCCTCCAATGCTTTCATTACTTCTACAATATCGTTATCAATCTCCATCTGGTCAAATGCTCCCATTGGAGATTTTGCCGTACTATTGTTTGCCTGAGTTTCAAATTTATATGCTCCATCTACGCACTTGCTAAGCAGTACTGTAGTGAACTTACTTTCCAGACAGATCTTGTCCAGCTTCTTCCCAGAGGTTTTGATTCTGGTAAACATATAACCGGCTTCATCGTGATCTGTCTGCGTATGTGCCGTGAAAATAATTGTCAGATCATCCCTGTATGTATATGCTTCGCAGACCAAATCCCAGACACACGCCGCAAGATCTACCCATTTGTCATAACCTTTTTCCTTACTCCGGCGCATCTCATCAGCTACCATCAATCCGTTGACCGTGTCAATTACAATCACTTTTACTCCTGGACAAGCCTCTGCAATTCGTTTAATATACTGGCGGACAATATTTGCATCATCGCATGCCAGATAATTTTTATTTTCTTTGTTATACTGTTTTCTCCATCCCTTCCAAGAAAGTCCTTTCTTATCAGCATCAATATAATATGTTGTCTTTGGATCTAAATTTCTCATAGATGTTGTTTTGCCTGATCCTGATTCTCCCATAATACAAATAACTTTGCTCATCTTCCTCTTCCTCCTGCTTCTGAGTAATGGAATAACTCATCTTCCCAATACCGTATTTTTTAAATGTATTAATGATTTCACCAGCTTCCGTCAGTTCAGGTACCCTGAAAGCTGCTGTTTCTTCTAAATCAATTCCGTAATCTGATGTATATTTCTGCGTTACTCTTACTTCCCACATATCCATATCTCCTATCGAATTCTTAATCCTTCGCTCTGCTCCAAATGCGCAAAATCTGCCGGGTTATCTTTAAGCCACTTCTTGAGTGAAGCCTTGTCCAGCTTCGGATCCTGCTTAATCCAGTACTCTTCTGGAATCTTATCTTCCTGATCAACTACAACTGATGCCGGATTCTTCTGAATATTAAATCCGAATAAGGCCGTCTTAAATTTTCTCTTTCCGGTATCGATCATTGCCTTCTCAAGATATTTTTTTACTCTATCAGCATTGTTGGAGATCACGTCTTTTCTCGCTTTTAAACGCTCAATTTCTTCGTTGATCACACTTGTCACACCATTCAGTTCACGGATCAGCTTTGCACAGTTATCCGCCTTTGCTTCGATTTCTCCATCCACACCTTCTAATGTGTCCTGCAGCACCTCTGGATCAACGGAGTCATCCTCCATCATCTCCAAAAGCTGTCTATATTCCTCTGTTAATTCATATAATGTTGCCATATCTCTACCTCCGACTATTCTTTGTCATACACCACTTGCTCTGCAGCCTTTACGATCAAAAGACTTGCAATCTGCTTAAGTGATAAAGTTGATTCATTATAAATCTCTACCAGTGCGTTATATGCTTCCGGTGTTACTTTAACCACCATCTGATCATCTACCGGCTGTTTCCTTCTGGCCGGAATATGTATCTTTCCATCACTCATGACTGTTCTCCTTCTGCAATACAGGGAAGTCTTTTAACATCTTCTCCATCCACTGCTCTGAATCCCGATTGCCAAATCCGATAATATCTTCTCCTAGAACTAACCCGAAGATCACATCGCCGGCAATCATACAACCATGCTCTTCGATTCCATAAAATACAGAAGCCACTGCATTGCAAGAAAGTCCTTTGATTAACCCTTCCTCATCAACCAGCATAATCACCGGAGCTTTAAAGTAATCCCACATCTTTCTTGTCTTCACAGTCTCGAAATATCCGTCGACTGCCTGCTGGATAGATCTGAAATCCTTAAAATCTACATCGACGATAGAGATCTTATTATCCGTTGTAATTTTCAGCGTCTTCATCTTTTCTCCTCCGCCTGTTTAATGGCTTCCTTTGTAATACTTACCAGAACTTCCTTTGCCAGTTCTTCTGGCATATGTCCGCGAAGTGATCTATACATTGCCGCTGTAACTCCTTTATATTCCTTTATCAGTTCTGCTCCTGATCCAAGTAGTTCTACCTGGCATCCCGTTATTCCGCTACAAACGGACTGTGATGTTGCTTTAATCATTTGACTAATTCCCTTTCTTCTCATATAATATAGTTGACTAATTTTCTGAGCGCCCAAAGCTTGCCGGCTTATACGGGTGCTCTTCTTATTTCCACGTCAGATCAAATATCTGTCTTAACTGATCCGGCGTATAGATTTTTGCTGATGGCACCGTCACACAGCTGATCAGGTAATTTCTCCGCACCTCTACGGTGTTTGACTCCTTACTGATCGCATCTAAGTGCTCCTGGATTCTTTCCAGTTCTTTCCGGAATTCATGATCATCCATCAGTCTTGGTATCTCTTGCAACGTCCTCACCTCCTTCACCTTACAAGCAACCAGACAAATAACATTGCATCAAATGCAAGTCCTATTGCGGCGCCGATCAGGATCTCTAACACCGTTTCTCTAATGATTCGCTGCCATTTTGTTCTTGGTCCTCTTCTTTTCATGCTTGTCCACCTCCCCTACCGCCTAAGCGGTTTTCTCTTTCTGGTATCCCAGATATCCAACAGCTACACGATTCAACTCATTCACGATCGTTGCTCGCTCCTCTGCAGATAATGTAGCCATGTCTCTCTCTACTCCATCGATAATCACGATGTTAATATGTTTCAAACTACATCACCTCTTTATAGGTTATGTATCACTGTTTGTACTTGTTGCATTCTGATCTTTGACATGAATCGCACAATCATTTATTCCGACCACTGTTGTTACTGGTGAACAACCTATATATTGAACGGTCTGCTCCACATTTTCTCTCATACACTTTCCGCAAACCAGACAATAATTTGCATTCTCTGGAAGCTCGGTAAAACATACTGGGCATAATCGCTTCATAATATCCACCTCTCTTCTATTGCATCCTCCTTAAATCTCTCCTATACTCTAAATACAAACACTGCCACGCTGAGTATTTATGAAAGGAGATATATTGTATGGATCCTAATTGGCACGCCCAACTAATGATTGATGAAATTAACAAACAAAGTGAACGTGACGCCCTTTTAAAAGAAACCCATGATACTCTTTTACAAATGCAAGAAGCATCTGAAAAGGAATCTGCTATAAATTCAAAGCGATTTATAATTCAGACAGTTCTTTCTGTAGCATCTCTAATTGTTGCTGCAATTGCTGCTGTTGCTTCCATAATTTCTTTGTTGTAAGAACTATGGATATTTGATCGATAGCCGTTAATACTGCGGCTATTGATACTAATAAAACGGATACACTTTCAGCCACTTTACTCCCTCCCTTCTTTTGAACCTGTTTCATCTGTTGCTGAAATTAATTCATCCACAGCCACACCGAAATATCCAGCCAAAATTTTAAGCTTGGCTATCTTCGGTTTGCTCCTTCCTGATTTCCAATCAGAAAAAGTAGACTTCGGAATCCCCGTATCTTTTGCTACCCTGTAGTCAGATACACCTTTTTGATTTCGAAGTTCTACATATCTTTCATACATAAAAATAATCACCTCATTTCCGAACTTTCTATTGATTTTAGTTCGGAAATCAGATACAATATATTTACCAGATACATTGACAAATGAATTAAAACTTAATTCTGTTTTGATTTCCGAACTTTGTAGCTTTATTATAGTGCGGATTTCAGAACTTGTCAATAACTTTTTGTACTGATTTCAGAATTTATTATTTAGAGGTGTATTATGTATGAAATTTATTGCAAGTTAAGAGATTCCAAAGGGATGAAAGACTCTGATGTAGCAAAGGCTACTGGAATCACAAAATCCACTTTTTCAGATTGGAAGAATGGCAGAAGTAATCCTAAAGATGCTAAGTTGCAGAAGATAGCTGATTTATTTGGTGTAACTGTCGAATATATTCGCACTGGGAAAAAATCTAACGAATACTACACAAACAACGAAACTGCACAGGTAGCACAAGAGATATTTGAAAACAAAGAACTGAAAGCGCTGTTTGATGTCCAGAAAGATATGGATCCGGACGACTTAAAAGCTCTGCATAGCATGGCTCTCGCGCTTAAACGAAAGGAACGTGGTGATATTGACGACACCGGATGTTAATGTCGTTCTTATGGATTTTCCTAGTAAAAAAGGAAATGAAATGGTTGTTCCGAACGAAGACGGAAGCTACACGATACTGATCAATGCCGGATTGAATTATGAATCTCAGCTTAAGGCATATGAGCATGCTATGAGTCATATAACAAATGATGACTTTTCGAAAGGTAATGTACAAGAAATTGAATACTATGCTCATCATCTACACAAAGATCCTGAGCCGGTTCAAATCTATCTTGATCGTATCAAGCAATTGCAAGCGGAACGAAGACGATTAAAGAAGCGGATTGCTCGTGATCAGAAACGTGTTGAATTTATTCAGGAACATTGCGATATGTTCCACCGAGCTGAACACCACTATCTATATGGTGATGATTTATAAAATATGAAAGAGAGGAAAATGTATGGAGTTCAATGATGTAATTAAACAATTTTCAGAAAGGATACTGTCTTTAAAAGACACCATCACTACAGAAGAATCCACAAAAATGTCTCTTGTAGTGCCTTTATTTCAACTTCTTGGGTATGATGTTTTCAATCCAAATGAATTTTGCCCAGAGTATATTGCTGATGTAGGAATTAAAAAAGGCGAAAAGGTTGATTATGCAATCCTTGAAAATGGACAGCCGAATATTTTAGTCGAATGCAAAAGTTGCTCAGAGCAACTCGACAAACATTCGTCTCAACTTTTTAGATATTTCGGGACATCTCCTGCTAAATTTGGCATTCTTACAAATGGCATAATATATCGTTTTTATACAGATTTAGAAGAATCAAACAAAATGGATCTTGTGCCATTTCTAGAAATAGACATGACAAATTTAAAAGATTCTTCCATCAATGAATTAAAAAAATTTTGTAAAGATAATTTTGATAAGGACAAAATATTTAGTACTGCCGAAGAGCTTAAATATAGCAGTCAAATAAAAAACATCTTAACAAAACAGTTTGAATCTCCGACAGAAGACTTTGTTCGATTTATTTTAGCGAATATATACGATGGTCAAAAGAATCAGAGAATAATTGAAAAATTTACGCCTGTGGTAAAACGAGCTTTCTCTTCTTTTGTAAATGAAATAGTAAATAGTAAAATTTCTTCTGCATTAGCTGACGATTATGATAAAGATGAAGAATCAGAACCCGAGATCAAAGAACCCGCATCAAAGATTGTTACAACGGAAGATGAAATTGAAAGTTTCTACATTATTCGCGGACTTCTTGCTGGTATCGTACCCGTTGAAGATATAGTTCACCGTGATACCGAAAGTTATTTTGGAATTCTGTATAAAGACAATAATAGAAAACCGATTTGTCGCCTCAATCTTGATGCAAGAAATAAACAGCTTCTCATCCCGGATGCTAATAAAAAATTCGAACGTATTTATATCGACTCTTTAAACGATTTGTACAAATACAAAAACCGTTTAATAGAAGTTGTAAAGAGATATATGTAATTCATCCAGTATCTCTAACCATAAATACACTGCCCTCTTGATACGATAGTATTTGTATGGCGGAGATATCTGATTGAATAAATAATCTCTGAAAAAAGCGAAACATTTTGGAACAAATAAAACGAAGGGGAAAAAACATATGAAAAAGAAATTTGTAGCACTATTACTGGCATCATCTATGGCATTGTCATTATCTGCTTGTGGAAGATCTGGATCTGATTCTTCAAGTTCTAAGTCCGACACGAAAAAAGAAGAAACAGTAAAATCTGATAAAAAAGCTGATGAAGCTACCACTGAAGATTCTTCAGATAAAGCAAATTCATCCGAAAGTGACACATCTGATCAAGGAAACGATTCTACTTCTTCTACATCAGATACACAAACAGCATCTTCGTTAAATATGGACAAATGTATATCTGATTTAAAAGCGAACTTACCGCTTGATCCAGATTACACCTATGTTCAAGATTATTATATCGGAGTAAAAGATGATACAATAACTATAACTGCAGTTGTTGATGATTCTACTGATCCATCCCTTGCTCTTGATTTTGCTGATACTCTTGTAAGGCAATTGAATTTATATGCGCAAATGCAAG